CTGAAGATGCTGGCGAAGGAAAAGTTTTAGCCTTTAATCGTACTTTTGTTGGTACACCAAATACCAAAGAAGACTATATACCTTTTGAAACAAGATATGATGGTGATTCAGAGAATAGGCATTTTGTATATCAACGTACAGAAACTTTTGCTTTTGTTCCAAAACGTAGAACAGTATTAGAATTTTACTATGATGACGAGTTGAAAGGTAAATATACTTTTCCTGACAAGAGAAATGACAAAACTTTTGCAGCTAATAATACTGATTTTAATGTTGTAGTTGGAGACATACGATATTCAACTGGAGGTGTAATAGCTAATTTTCCCGGTAGATATGAAATAGTCAGGTCACGTTTAGGTAATGTAACTGAAGGTTTAGTATCAGGTTATGAAGATAAAACAGTAAATCCATCTGGTGGTCATGGGTCAGGTTTAGAAGTCAAAGTTCAATTATTTGATAACGGTGCTAAAAGATGGGAAATAACAAACTCAGGAAGTGGTTATAAAGAAGCAGATTCAGTAACAATTCAATTTCCCGAAGTGACAGTGAATGGTAATGTAGTTGGCGGAGATGAGCAAGTTTTTTGCCTTGTAGAGTTTGGTGACTATGTAACGGAACCTTGGCCTAAGGGTCAAAACTTAAATCCTTTTGATGCAATTGCTGATTACGTTAAATTTGACGCAGAAAGACCTAGCCACCTAGATCAGCCAGAACATCAGATTACTTATGTCAATGAGATGATTCGAGGAAGTAATGAAGATGACACTTTTTTACCTTATAGTCAATTATCAAATGTTGGTATAAAAATGAATAGTAGTAAAGAATTTACCAATTTTTCTCAACTATCTGTCTATGTAAAAAATGGTATCAAGGTAGAAAATTTAATAAACAATACTAGAGAATCATCTAATCTATTTCCTAATATTGCATATCACTTGTTAACAGACAGTGTAAATGGAGCAGGTAATTTAATTGGTGAAACGCAAATTAATAAACAAGAAATGGAAAAAGCAGCAGAATTTTGTGAGGCAAATAAATTATATTGGGATGGTGTTATTACACAACAACAAAATATAAGAGAGTTTATTTATCAAAATGCAACTTTCTGTTTATTAGATTTCACTATAAAAGGAGGACAGTTTTCTTTAACACCAACAGTTCCAGTAACTTCAAATAATCAAATACATCGTGAGGTATTAGCAAAAGATTTAGTAAAAGCTTTATTTACTGATGGAAATACAAGAAGTTTAAAAGTAAGTTTTTTATCTCCAGAAGAAAGACAATTATTTCAAGCCAGAGTTTTATATCGTAATGAGGTAGAAAATGGTTTTGCTAAAACACAAGTTTTGGATTTAAGACTAGGAGATAATTTAGGTGGAAGTGAAAGCGACCCAAGAGAAGTGTTTGATATGTCAAATTTTTGTACATCTGAAAAACACGCTAGAACATTTGCAGAATATGCTTTAGTCATTAGGAAATTTGTAGATCATGGCATTAGTTTTGAAACAACACCCGAATCTGCGATGTCTTTAGAACCCGGTGATTATATAAGGTTCTTTTCTGAAATTACACATAATGACAGATTTGAAAATGGTTATATATCTGCTGATGGGACTATACAATCTCAAGGTAATACAAATCCAATAGGATCTAATATATTTTATTGGAGAGCTTTTAATGAAAATGGCAGCGACTTTGGTGAACCAAGAGAGGCTGTTTTGACTGCTGATAACAATAAGGCTTCAAGTCAATTTAGGAATTCTGTTTTTACTATTCAAAAAACAGATACTGCTGATCGTATATATAAAATAGAATCAATAACATATACAGAAGACGGTTTTGTTCAGTTAACTGGAACACATCAACCTTTAGATTCAGATGGTAAATTTAAAGTTTTAAAATATAATCAAAATATATTTTCTGATGAAATTTAAAAATGGCAACTGACGTAAATTTTCCTAACATAAAACCTTCATCAAGAAGCTTTACACCTGGAACGTATCCACAGACGGAATTTGTTGCGCAAAATGGTGCTAAAACTGTACTTAGATATGGTGATAAACAGGTAGATGCAAGATTAACATTAAATTTTACAAATATTTTAGACTCCCAAGCTTTTGAAATTTTAGAAAATTATAGGCAAGTCAACTCTGAATATAATTTTGTAAGTTTCAATAAAGACTCAGGTTTAACAGGTGTTGGAACAGATGGGCGTTTACCTTCTGATAATTCGTTAGGAAATCTTGCTGCCTACTTTGCTGCTGAACCTTTAGGGTTAAGATATAGATATGACGGTCCTCCTACCGTTACAAGTGTCAGACCTAACAGATCAAATGTTCAATGTAAATTTGTCGCTTGCCTCGATGGGGACTAGAATGTACTTAAAATTAAACTAAAACGATGGCTGGCTTTTATTCTGGTAAAGAAGGCGAATTACTGATAAATGGAACGAAAGTTGCCAAAGTCAGATCATGGTCTTTTACTTTTAACCAAGCGGTTTTGGAAACCGTTTCATTAGAAGATACGGATAGAACTATTATTCATGGCACAAGAAGTTATACAGGTAGTGCAAGTGTTTATTATTATCAAGATGTAGCTGGAGGTGGTGCTGGTCAGCTTAGTACATTAATAGGCGATACCATGAAAGTTGTTAGTGCTTCTGGCGATGGTGCTAATGCAGAAAGTACTGCTTTAACATTTAAATTAAAAATAAAAGATGGTTCTACTGCTGGTAGATTTGTTGAATTTTCAGCAATACCGTCAAGTATTTCTATAACAAGTTCAGTGGGAGAGGTAACAGCAGCAGATATTAGTTTTGAAGTTAACGGAGCACCTACTGGCCTTGTTTTATAAATGGCTATATATTTTGGATCGACAGGTTTTATTGAGTTAAAACGTGATGCCTTAAATTCTCAAATAGGAACATCTTTAAACCCTGCTGATGTCAATACAACTAAAAAAAGATTTTCTGTTGAAAATATTAATGGATCATTAATTACTGGAGATCAAGTTGAAATAGAAACTGTTGACGGAAGTAATTTAGAATTATTATCTGGTCATAATTTTCCTGACCTTCGCAAATTTATCCATATTGATGATATGGGTGGTATTAGATTATATGATACTTTTGCAACGGCATTAGCTGGTGAAGTAACAGATGCACTTACGTTAACAGCACCATCTTCTACAAAAGATATATTAATACGCACCAGAAACACTAGATTTAGACCTCTTGCAAAGATTACTGAATTTGAAATTACGACAACAAGAGATACTGTTGATGTTACAAATTTAGGAGAAGAATTTAGACAACAATATGAAAATGGTCTTATATCAGGACAGGGAACAATTCAAACAATATGGCAACATAGAAATTTTCAAAATGATACTCCTGATTTTAGTAGCCCAGAATTTCCTGTTTACTTAAGTCAATTATTGGTACGAGTGCAACAGGGAGCAGATTTTGAAGGAAGATTTTATGTTTATCACGATCCAGGTCAATCTACCAATAGTGTTTGGTATCAATCAATGTGCGTTGTTACCAATGTAGCTATCAGTGTACCTGCAAGTGGTCTGGTGGAAGCACGAATAGAATTTGTAACTAATGGTGAGATCAGACTACATAATGGAGTTCCACCATCATTCTTATTGCAAGAAAACAGTGATAAGATATTGCAAGAGGATGGAGATGGTATTTTACTTGAAGATCCTTAAAATAAGATTTATGATGTACTTAAAAGCGACTTGACATGGCTGATCTACAAATTACGCAATTACCAGAATTAGGTTCAGCCCAACTACAAGCAGCAGATCCGATTGCGGTTGCTGATGTAAGTGCAACAGAGACTAAAAAAATAACTGCCAAAAACTTTGTACAAGGTGCTTTCGGATTAGTAGATGCAGCATCAATACCAGCTACAGCACTTAGCTATCCATTAACAGCAGGTCAAATTGTTACTGCAACTTTAGCCAATAATGCAGTTACCAACGACAAAATAACAGATGCAACTATAACTGGAGCAAAATTAGTAAATAATACAATTACAGCTACTCAAATAGCAGCAAACGCTATTACTTCCAGTGAGCTTGCGGATAATGCGGTAGATACAGCAGCAATAACAAATTTAAATGTAACTGAAGGTAAATTAGCTGCGGGAGCAGTAACTGTTACAAAAATTGCTGATAGTACAGTTACTTTTGCTAAAACTAATTTCAGTGATGGCGACATACCTGGTGCGAAATTAACATCTGCTTCTGTAACTTCAACTCAACTTGCTAATAATTCTGTTACTGCAAATGAATTAGCAGATAATGCTGTAGATACTGCTGCTATTGCCAACACTGCTGTAACAGGTGCAAAGATTGCTTCTGATACAATCACTGCTGGTAATATTGCTGCCAATGCCATTGGAGCGTCCGAACTTGCTGATAACGCAGTAGATAGTGCAGCTATCTCAGCTAACGCTATTACTACTGCCAAAATTTTAAACTTAAATATAACAACTGACAAAATAGCAAATGACGCTATAACTGCTGCAAAAATTCTTGATAATACGATAAGTAATAGCAAAATGGTGAATGATTCTATTACTTCGGCAGAATTAGCAGCTAATGCTGTTGATACAGCTTCGATTGCAACTTCTGCTGTTACTGACGCAAAGATAGCATCAGGAATTGCAGGTACAAAAATAACAGATGGAACTATAACAGCAGCTAAATTAAATACAGCAAATATTGACAGGTCATTAAATGTAGCATCAGGTAATTTAGGAATAAATAATGCGGTTACAGGTGGAGCATCTGCAAGAAATGGTATTACTTACAATGCACAAGGATTAATAACAGCTACATCAGCATTAGTTGCAAGTGACATACCAGAGGCTACAGCGTCAGCAGTCGGAGGTGTAAGCGTCCCATCAACAGGCGGTTTGGCTGTTACAGCAGCAGGTGCATTATCAATAAATAATACTGTTACTGGTGCAACAAGATCAGGTATTACTTTTAACGACCAAGGATTAATAACATCAACGGCTGCTTTAGCAGCAGGTGATTTACCTTTAGCTACTGCATCTACAGTTGGTGCTGTATCAATACCAGTTGCTTCTGCTCCTTTAGCAATTTCAGGTACAGGTGTCCTATCTATAGCAAATAGTGGTGTAACCGCAGGTACATATCAGAAAGTTACGGTATCGGCTCAAGGTATTGTTACTGCTGGAACAACTCTTGCTGCTGGTGATATTCCTGATTTAGCAACTACAAAGATTACAACAGGTACTTTTGGTACGAACTTCTTAGCTAATGACTCCATCACAATGGATAAATTAGCAAACTTATCTACTGGATTTATACAGGAAGCATCACCTGATATATCTGATCTACCTACTGGTGTTTTCTGGTTACAGGAATCTACAGGACAACTAAGAATATTTAACGGTAACAGTTTCTTCTCTGTTGGTTTTGGAAGATTGGCAGAAGAAAACCTTAGATTCTGCGGAACATTTAATGCTAGTAACGGAACAATAGTTACTCTTACAGCTTTTGGAACGTCAGCAGGTTTTACTGTTAACAATGCAATACCAGCAGGTACATCAACATTAACTGGTGCTTATTTTGTATGCGTAACACCTGGAAATGGAACAGCAGTTGTACCAAATACCAGTTTTGATGCGGGTGATTGGTGTTTATGCATGGGTGCTGATAATTGGGATAGAATTGATACTTTATCTGGACCTGGTAGTGTTTCTAGTTTAGATGACCTTTCTGATGTTTCATTAAGCAGCCCTCAAACAGGTCAATTATTAGTACTACAAGCAAGTGGTTCTTTTGAAAATGTTTCTGTACTGAGTGGAGGAACTTACTAAATTGATGTATCCTTTAATTAAGTCAAGGTAAACTATGGCAATTCAAATTAAATTAAAGAATAGTGTTGTACAGGATAGTAC